TAATACGGGTGGCGCGAGCATCACCGGCTACACGGTCACGGCCACCGACACCATCATTCCGGCCAACGGCGGTCAGGCGATCACCGGGGCGACCAGTCCGATCACGCTGAACAATCTCTCGCCCGGTGATGCCTACACCTTCACCGTCCAGGCGACCAACTCGATTGGCACCTCGGTGCCCTCGGTGGTCAGCGGCCTCGCGATTCCGCAGGAACCCACGGGCGACGGCACCGCGCCGCCACCTTTCAGCAACGCGACGGCCTACACGGTCACCAAGGCGATCAACCTCATCCAGCTCCAGGATGAGATGAACACGGCGTTCAGCCAGAACGTGCAACTGGCCCTCCAGCAGCCCGCCTCGACGCAGCCGGACGGCAGCGGCAGCCTGCTCTCACCGGACAACCCCGGCACCTTGTGGATCGCGCCCGCCAGCCTGTCCTCGGTCACGGTGGAGGCGGTCATCGCGGCACACGTGCCCAATCCGGACTACGGCATGCCCGTCTTCGACCAGGAGTACACCGCCGTCCTCACGGCGGTGCAGGCCGACGACACCATCACGCTGACCGGCGACCAGATCCAGATCGCCGTGAAGGGCCTGCTGTTGCAGGTGGCCTCCCTGGCGGTCTTCAACGCGTCGACCGGTTGACCTGCGAGATCCTGTTGGGAATGCTCCTGACCATCCGAAGCGGTAGGACGCACATGTTCTGTGGCGGACGGTGAGGAGCATTTCTCATGCAATGGATAGGTCTCGTTATCGCGATCATCGCAGCGCTACTCGCGTTGCTGGACATTGTCCTGTGGGGCACCGTGTCGACGTACCGCACGCATCGTCTTTTGCAGTGGGCGCTCTTGGTCCTGGCGATCGCGGTGATCGTGGGCGTGCACGGCGTAGTGGCACAATGACATGTTGACCAGCACCCCTACTATCACTCTATCCCTCTCTACTGCTCAGTCGGCGACTTTGGGTCAGTTGGCTGGTCTTGTCGGCGGCATCGCTCTGTGCGTGGTAGCCCTGTGTGGGGCGTACTTCTTCGCGAACAAGAGTATTGTCGGTCGTATCGCTTTCTATGTTGCTGCTCTGGGTGCGGCATCCACGGTTGTCATCAGGCTCATTCAGTTGATCTCGACCAAAACATAGATCGCGAGGCTCCCTTATGAGCAAGGCCAAGCGGGCCGGTATGCGCACCATGGCAAGTTGGATTCTTTTCTCATTCCAGGCTATTTTTGCCATCTTGCACATCTTCCCGTCACTGGTCTATCGGGCTGGCACCCAGGGAGCCACCACCGCTGTCGTGGCCTATATCAACGAGTTGGGGCCGTTCTGGATAGGAGCCTTCGGTGTGACCGCCCTCGGGCTCGGGCTCTCGTTGATCGTCAAGCGAGAAAGGCAAACATATCTCTGGCACCTCCTCTCGGGTGCGGTCTTCGGTGGTTATAGCGCAGCTCTTTTCGTCGGTGCTGTGGGGGATACCCCTCATGGTCCCGTGACCTATCCGGTGCTTGCCCTTCTACCCGTCATCGGTCATTTCTTACTTTCGTTGTCATATGGGACTACTGGTGGTGATCGGTGAGTCTTGGAGCAGTGAGCGGCAGCCTGAGCACCGTCGGCACAGTGACCAGCAACTTGGGCACCATCGGCAGTATCATCTCGCTGATCACCACCATCGTCGTCATTGTTGGTGGACTGTGGGCGGTGCGCAGTCGTCGCCAGTCTCGGGAAAATCGAGAACTGCGTGAAGTGCGAGACACGAACGTCGCAGCGATGGGATATATCTATGAAATGGAAATGGCACTAGGTCAGGCGTCTCGACGTTACAACTTCACTGTGAATATCGAAAAACCTGAAGTCCTGAAGAAGGACTATATTCAGGAGCAGGCCGATGCTACTCAGAACACTGAACTCCAGTCGTTGCTGACTATCATGCAGACCGTCCAGAACCTTAACCCCGTGAAGCCCCTCATTAGTGGTGAGAAGCTCAGTGAACCACCGAATTAAAATCCGAGTGGGACTGCGCAACACGTTGTTCGTCGTGGCGCTGCTGGTCGGACTGGCCATCGCTTGGGTGCCCTATATCTTGGGGCACCAAGGTCAACAAGCCGTCGACCAAGGACAGAACCTCGCGAACAAAATCAATATCGCCTGTTCGAATCGGGCGGTCCTCCCCCAACTGGAACAGCTCGGCGCCTGCCAGGCCGCCGCCCAGATCAAAGAGACTTCCGCACCCGGCCAGCCCGGGGCCAACGGCAAGAACGGCAGTAACGGCGCTAATGGTGTCAACGGAGTGGCGGGGCGCGGTATTCGCAACACCGATATCTCCCGAGGACACCTGTTCGTGACCTATACCGACAACAACACCGTCGACCTCGGCCAGATCGTCGGTAAAGACGGCAGCACCGGCAGCACCGGGCGTGGTATCAGCAGCACCAGCCTGGGTGGTCCGAGCAACACTGACCTGATCGTCAGCTATTCCGACCACACCATTGCCGACGTCGGTACGGTGGTCGGTAAAGATGGTGTTGCCGGAATTGCCGGTACGAACGGCATCGATGGTGCAAAGGGTGACACTGGCGCTCCGGGTGCTCCTGGCACCGATGGTCGCAGCGTGGCCAGCGTGAACATCAACAACAGCGATCACCTCATTGTCACGTACGATGACAACACCACGTCGGATGCCGGCCTGGTGCCCGCCGGACCGCAAGGTGTGGGCGTGCAGTCAGTTGCTCTCCAGACGGATGCGAACGGCAACTGTGAGCTGTTGTTCACCTTGTTCGATCCATCCAGCGGTCAGCAGACGACGCACAGCGTCACGGTGAATCAGGCGGTGTGCCCCATCGTGCCGCCGCCGACCACGACGACCGAACCCCCGCCGACGTCTTGATGGTCGGCTGGGTATTGGAATACGTCGACACGGACCGCTACGACGTGGTTCGCGATGGACGCCGTCTCCAAAAGGGATTGTCCGCCGATATGGCTCTGCGCTACCTGCGCAAGAAGCGGAAGTCCCATGAGAAGGCCGTCGTCGAAGAGAAGGACGGCTACCACGTTCCACTGTCGACCCTGCGATAAACCCTACCAAGGGGAGAGACGCACAGTAAGGACGGTCGCATGCTCCGTAAGGTCGCTACCTTCCAAATTCTGGGAGTGCTTTCCCCCCAGGCGATGATGGTGCTCACCGCCGCGCGCAAGAACGCGCACCGCGCGGAGTTCGACTTCACGCCGCGTTACGGCTTCCTCTACGTGCGCTCCCGCATGATTTCCTCGCGGTGCAACGACAACTTCGATGAATTCCCCGCCGAAGAAATCAAGAAGGCGTTCCTCAGCTTCATCGGTAAGCCGGTCTTCGTCAACCACCACAACGACGACCACCATGACATGCGTGGTGTCATCGTCGACGCGGCCCTGCACGAGGACCACAACCCCGACGGTTCTCCCGACACCTGGGTCGAGGGGTTGATGGAGGTCGACGCGCTGCGGTTCCCGAAGCTGGCCAAGGCATTGATCCTCGGCCACATCGAGCGCACCTCGATGGGCGTGGACGTGCAGTGGTCGGAGTGTTCGAAGTGCGGCAACCGAGCTTCCACGCCCCTGGAGTACTGCCGGCACATCCCCGGCATGAAGGGCAAGCGGGCCTACAGCTTCAGCGCCACCGGAGCGCGCAAGTCGGAATTGATCCGGGAGAAGTGCTACGGTCTGGGTTTCTTCGAGAACTCCCTGCTCGTGGAGCCACCCGCCGACCCGACGGCGTACACCCTGGGAAAGCCCGTACTCGGCCCCGGCCTGGAACACCTGGCGTCCCGGATGGCGACTCGGCGTACCGCCCAGCACCAGGTGGAGAAACTCATGATGGGCTGTGCGAAGGTGGGCGACCTCAGCAATGAGGATCTCTTCGACACCGACATGGAAATGGCCCGACGCGCGACGATGCTGGGAAGGCCGGGAGAAGTGTCCAAACTGCACCAGCAGGTACGCAAGGAATTCAACTCCCGCACCGCGTCCCTGGTAGTCGGCACTGGGTGTCGAGACTGCGGCAGCATCAACACCGTCGCGCTGCGGGGCGTGCAGGAGTGCCTGGACTGCGAGGCCATTCAGCGTCCGGGCGAGATCCATGAGGCCGCGTCCAATCCCCGCTACCCCAACCCGGCCGACCACCCGTGGTTCCAGACCAACCCGGTGCACGCCGGCAACATCGTCCAGCACTGGGACGCCGGCACCGACAACGAGCACGCCCAGGGCATGCGCTGGTACGCCGACGCCCACCACATCGCGCACTCCATCGCCGGCAGCTACCACGAACTGCACCCGCACCCGCAGGGCCAGTCCCACCTGGGGGCCGGCATCGTAGCCAACTACAGCCCGCAACAGGGCTGGGCCGGCAACATGCACAACGCGGCCCGGGTGCTCGTCGAGGGCAAGGGCATCGGCGGACCCGGCTCGGGCATGTTCGCCAGCAACCAGCAGCGCACGGCGGCCGACCGGATCCTGCACGGCGAGCACTACAACGACGCGCTGGCCGGCCCGAAGATCCAGGACTTCGCCCACCTCATCGAGCACGGCGGCGACAAGGACCCCACCCAGTCCCACGTGGTCGTCGACCGGCACGCGCTCTCGGTGGCCACCGGCCGCCGGATGAGCACCGAGGACTACAACACCTTCCCCAAGTCCACCCGTCACTACTACGGCCACGTCGTACAGACCTACCGCGACGCCGCCCAGCAGATCGGCGCCAAGGAGGGTCACCCGGTCGCCGGCCACCAGGTGCAGGCGGCTACCTGGCTGACCCGTCAGCGGCTCAATCAGGCCGAGGAGCGGGCCACCCACGGTCAGGACGACAACACCGATCGGCTGAACAAGGGTCGGGAGCACGCCCGGTCGAACGCCGAGCAGGGCTGGCAGGACTTCCGCGAGCAGCACTTCCCGCACATCACCAAGGAGGAGCCGGGCACCGGCTACGTCGCCGGCCGACGCCCCCGGATCGTGGTCGGCTACGGCGAGACCAAGGCCCCGGCCGATGTGGACACCCTGCGCGATGAAGCGTGCCCGGTGTGTGGCGAGGAGAACGCCTACGACGGCAACGAGTGCCAGGTGTGCGGCTTCCAGGCGCCCCCGAAGCAGTTCCAGGACCCCAACCTGGACCTGGCCGCCCAGGTCGACCTGCGCAAGGACAACGCCGACCTCGACGGCACCGACGTGTCCGACCTCAACGACGACATCAACGACCGCGACAAGGACGGCCTCGACGACGAGACCGGTGCCCCGATCGGTGAACAGAACGACGGCGACGTACAGCCCGCCCTCACCTGCTCCAACTGCGGCACCGCATTCGAGGCCGGTGAACCCACCACCACCGACACCCGGGACCCGCAGGTCGGCGACTCCGGTTCCGGGCCCGACGCGGGCGATGTCTGCCCGGTCTGTGGCAAGGGCGTCCTGGAGACCGGTACGGAATTGGCCGAGGCCGATCCGGACGACGATGCCGATCGGTCCGAGGGACCACCGGAGGAATCCTCCGCGCAGGAACCCGCACCGCAGGGCGGCCAAGGTATCGAAGACGAGGACGATCCCGAGTCGGAGAACAACGACGCATTCCACGGGCCGCCCTCCGATAATGGCGATGACGATGAGGACGACGACCAGGACGGTCCTCCTGCCAAGAAGAAGCCGAACCCTTTCAAGCGATAGAGACCACCGAACATGATTGAAGGAGCAGAGTAAATCATGCGTCCCACACTGGCCGCTCTCACCGAGCAGCAGGAAATCATCACCGGTTTGCGCAAGACGGTGAAGGCTCAAGGCAGCAAAATCACCGCGCAGAACGAGCAGATCGGCAAGCTGACGCGCGGTCTGGATGCCTTGGCCCAGTCGGCCGGCGGCGAGGTGTACCGCAAGGTCGCCTCGGCCATGCTGCACACCGCCGACGCCCAGAACCCGGGCCAGCCGGTGCCCGAGCCACCGGCTCAACCGGCACCGGAGTCCGGGGTGGACGCCAAGACCCCCGAGGCGTTCGCCGACGTGAGCGCGCCCGGCATGGTCCCGGGCACCACCAACGATGTGGCGGCCGACGCGACCACCACCGCCTACACCCCGGGCATGGACATCGCCGCGCCCGCCTTCCATCAACTGGTCGACGTGACCGCCCCGGTGGACGGCACCCAGAACCCGCGTCCACTGGAGGAGACCAAGACGCTCACCGACGTCCGCGTGGGTGACCCGATGCGGCCCGATGTGGCCTTCCCGCTGCGGGGTGACTTCGCCAACGCCCAGCGGACCTCCTCGCGTCAGGAGGACGTCGGCCGGCGCACCATGGCCAGCATCCGACTGGCCCGTCTCCAGATCGCGGCCGGCCTGGGCGAGGGCGACGACCTCGCGCTGGGTACCCAGATCGAGAAGGACGCGAGTCGCTCGCTGACCTCGATCGAACAGGAGATCGCTACCCTGGACAAGGTGCGGGTCGCGGCATCCCGTCGCCGCGTCAGCCAGAATCCTCGGCTGGTGCCTCGCACCGCGTCGGCCGGACCCCGTCCGACCCTGTCCCTCCAGACGCAGGCCGTCTCCCAGTCGGGAGCTGCCGAGGAGGACAATTCCGATCTCTTCGATTAGTCGATCGCTGATCGGAGAATACTGTGCTCGTTACCCGCCACGAATTTCACCAGGCGCTCACCGCAGTGTGGGGGCAAATGGAGAAATTCGAACAGCGCTTCACGAACGAGATAAGGAAATTCATGACCGACATCACGAGCGCGTTGAACGACCTGGACGCCGTCATCGGTGATCTGGAAACCGACGTCACCACCCTCCAGCAGCAGATCACCAGCGGCGACCAGGCCGGTGCCCAGGCCCTGGTCGCCCAGATCGAGCAGCGCGTCACCGCGATGCGTTCGTTCCTGAGCCAGCAGCAGGCCACCGCACCGACCGGCACGACGCCTACGGGTACGGACACCGGAACGACACCGCCGGCCGACGGTACCGACACGACCGGTACTCCGACCGACACCAGTGGCACCACCACCACCGGAACACCGGACGACGGCACCACCACCGCGCCCGCAGGCGACGGTACGGCTCTCGCCTGATTTCTCTGGCACCACAAGAATAGCGAACCCCCGAGTCCTAAACTCGGGGGTTCGCTTTGTTTATAGACATCCTGTCTACCTTCCCGCAAACCCCGTCGAAGGTTTGTAGAGAGGGATCTCGTCAAGCGGCCCTCCAGTAGTCGTCAGCACCACACACGGAGGTACTTCGGATGCTGCGAGTCTCCCTCCAGAACGCGTACATCAAGCGCACAATCAGGCCCACCTACGCCTTCACGCAGGCGACGCCGAAGTCGATGTTCCTCGACCCGGCATGGAACAAGTCGGTCGACATCTACCCGGGCATGGCCCTGATGAAGACGGCCGGCGAGAACGTCACGCTGCTGGGTGGTAGCACCACCACCAATGTTCCGATCGGCTTGGCGTCGTTCTACTGCGCGCCGGTTTTCGGGATCGACGAAATCACCGAGCAGGGCGTGAACGCCTGCGCGTACTGGCACATGGGTCCCGATGCGGAATTCCAGGTCTTGGCGCCGGCATTCGACGCTGGCGTCTCCTGGACCGATCCCGGTGACGGCACCATCGTCAAGGTGACCGCCTACACCGCCGGTCCGAAGCGCGGCCAGCTCTGTCCGTTGGGCACCAGCGACGGCACCAATCTGCCATCGACGATCGCCCTCGCTCGTTTGCTGGAGGTCAACTCCGCGACCGAGATCACCATCGGTGGACTGACCGGCACGGTCTGAGCCGATACCCGGAACTACGAGAGAAGCAGGGAATTCATGAGTCAAGTCGCTCTCGCCGGCAACGGGGTCAACGGCCAGCTCGTCAGGCAGGCCGCACGCGGCAACGCCCCGACGGGTTACGTCCAGCCGAGCCAGCAGGTGTCCTACGCGCCCCAGCAGATGACGCCGGCCATGCCCAGCAGCCTGCTGCGCAAGTCGGCACGCAAGTCCGACGACTACGTCTCGGACATCATGGCCCGCCGGCAGGCCGGCCAGAAGCTGGGCCACGCCCAGAAGGTCCACAAGATGGCCCTGATCCTCTCCGACGAGGTCAGCGGCATCAAGCGGCTGGGCGTCGGCATGATCGGCCCGATCCAGCTCAAGCTGCGCTACCAGGGCATCACCCGCAACGTGCTGATCGAGGACCCGGTGACCCCCGGTACCCCGGTCGAGTACGACGTGTGGGACGACCTGGGCCAGGCGTACATCATGTCCGGCCACGAGGGTGAAGTCCGCATCACCCCGTTCGAGGGCAAGCGCGTACCGGTGCGGTTCTTCCGCATCGCGTCCCGCCCGGCCATCCGCAAGGAGGACCTGTTCTACCTCCGCATCAACGCGGTCGAGCAGGCCCAGGACGAGACGAAGCAGGCGATCCTCAAGCAGGAGGACAGCCGGCTGATGGTGATCCTCCAGGCGGCGGTGAACGACTACGCCACCCGGCCCGATCACATCGTCACGCCGAACCACAACGTCATCGAGACCTCGGGTTACTACACCCCGGCCTCGCTGTACACCGCTGTGGCGCAGACCGACATGCACGAACTCCAGTCGGCCCGCATCATGGTCAACCCCTACGACTACCGGGACTTCTTCCGGTGGGACATCAACACCACCGGTTGGGCCTTCAAGGACCGGGTCGTCGCGGGCGAGACCATCACGACGTTCGGTGAATTCCAGTTCCAGCGTTCGATCATCGTCCCGCAGAAGACGATGTTCCTGACGCCGGAGCCGAATTTCCTCGGTGTGTTCCCGGTGCTGTACAGCCTGGACGTCGAGGAGAACCACAACGTCGAGGCGTTCTGGAAGGGCTGGGTTTTCGACGAAATGGTCAGCATGGCCATTTTGAATCCGAGGGGCATCGCCACAGTCACAAAGCCCTAGTCCTTCCACTACATCACAGTACCATAGCAGATAGATTAGGCATAAGTCAGCCCCTCCGCTACGATGGCGTTACCACACGACCATCGTTGAGCGGAGGGGCTGACTACAT